TCTATCTAGATCCCAACGAAACGACTATGAAACTAGATTTATTGATGAAGTCTATGGTACTGATGATGCACAAGCTGATACCTGGATGGAACGTAATGAAGATGGTCGCATACAAAGTTCTTGGGAAAGCGGTATGGATATTACCTGGGGTCTTGACTTAAGACGTGTACTTAATGATGACTTAAAGGTAGGAACAACCGAACACTATGAATGGTTAACTAGAGGTCAAGTAGATTGGGCATCTTATGCAGAAGACAATGCCTATAGAGCAGCCTTTGATAAACTCCATAAGGAAGATGGTAAAACTTATTCCGATTTAAACTGGACTGACTTCACGGATCAAGATACTTCAGACGCCTGGAGTGAACAGCAGAAGATTGATTTCATACGAGATGCAAACGCTGCTGGTATACTAAGTGGCGATGAAACGGAAGATGATAAGTGGAACATACCAGATAACTTTGATAATAAATACACTGCTAAGTACTATCATGATGGGGATAATAAAGGTCAACCTATAGATCCTGAAGCTGTACAACCTTACACACCTACTGATTTATTCGATCCTAACTCTCAAGAGATTCGAGATAGAATTGTCGGTGCTGATGGTAACCCTCTTACTATTCGTAAAGATATAGATACACCATCAGCCTTTGGGGGTCCTAGAGATGTACAAGGTACAGCATGGAGAGCTGGTATCAATTTGAAACCAGTTAATGTAAAGAAACCTACAAACATCCCTTCATCATGGGGTTCAGTTACAGGAGGTAACAACTAATGAACACAAGTTATGGAGCCAACCCTGATAAGTTTGGACATGCTGATTACTTTCAACAACTGAAAGGTATCTGGGATACTAGTGACCCAGGTGCTGATAGACAAAGAAAATTAGCACAGAAAAGACAAGATGTTTTAGCTTGGATGAAAGATCCAGGTAATGTAGATAAGATAGGTAAAGGTGGAGCTCCTGGTCAAGAGGGTGGTTTATTTTCTCAGATATCATCAGGTGAACTGACCCATAAATTTGGACCAAGTGCAGGTACTTGGGAAAAGATAGGACACGCTGACTTGATGGCAGGTCGTGCAGCTGGACATAGTTGGGGTGATTTTAAAAGTTATTTAGACCAGAACTTAGATAGACTTGGACCAGGTAATGTAAAAGGAGCTGGTGGTTTATACGATCAAGTAGCCGGAGAAGCTAGGTTTGAACAAACCACACGAGAGAACAATCAAAATTGGAGTGATCTTATCTCAAATATGCAAACATCATTTGATGATAGCCTTGCACAACAACAAGATTTCCAAAGGGCTCAGTTAGACTGGCAGTCCACTGAGTCACAAGCTCAACGTGATCATGAAGCTGCAATGTTAGCAGAGCAGAGAAAGGTAAAGACAGCAACACCAACACATGTAAAGAATCCTATAAGTCAATTAGCTATTGGTCCTGGTAAAGTAGCAGCACCTCAAAGTGCATCTTCTTTAGCTCGAAAGAGATTAGGAGCAGCACCCTTGGTTACAGGATTGAATATAGGTAGTAAGAAAACCTCTATGAATATTAAATAATGACAGCAAAGAAAAGGTATGACGCTCTCAGAGGATTCCGTACACAGTATCTAAACCAAGCGGACGTAGCGGCTAAGCTAACACTCCCTTATTTAATTCGAGATGAAGAGCAATTCAGAGGTGGTACATATGACCTACAAACACCATGGCAGTCAGTCGGCGCCAAAGGTGTAGTCACTTTAGCTTCGAAACTTATGCTGGCTTTGATGCCAGTGCAGACAAGTTTCTTTAAGCTGCAATTAGATGACTCACAGTTAGGTGAAGAGATACCCCCTGAAGCTAAGTCCGAATTAGATTTATCCTTTGCAAAGATTGAACGTACTATCATGGAAGCTATCTCAGCTTCTGATGATCGTGTTACTATCCATCAAGCTCTTAAGCATTTGGTAGTAGCAGGTAACGCTTTAATCTTTATGGGTAAAGAAGGGTTAAAGCTCTATCCGTTGAACCGTTTTGTAGTAGATCGAGATGGTAATGGAAATGTTATAGAGATCGTAACCAAAGAAAAAATTGCCAAAAAATTATTGCAGGATTCAATACCTGATATTATACAGGAGATGCGTAACGTAGATCCAGATGATGACAGAGAAGACTGCGATGTTTATACACATGTCAAGAGAGACGGCAATCGTTTCGTTTGGCATCAAGAAGTTTTCGATAAAATTATCCCTAACTCTAGGGGTAAGTCTCCTGAGAAAACCAACCCTTGGATTCATCTACGTTTTAACACAGTAGATGGTGAAGCCTACGGGCGGGGTAGAGTAGAGGAGTTCATTGGAGATTTGAAGAGCCTTGAGGCATTGTCTCAGGCATTAGTAGAAGGCTCTGCAGCGGCAGCTAAGGTTGTCTTTGTAGTATCACCATCAAGCACTACCAAACCACAGACCCTTGCTCAAGCTGGCAATGGTGCTATCGTGCAAGGAAGACCTGACGATATTGGGGTGGTGCAAGTAGGAAAGACTGCTGACTTTGCCACGGCATATCAAATGGTCGGACAGTTAGAGAAGAGATTAGCAGAAGCGTTCTTGATTCTATCCATTAGACAGAGTGAAAGGACAACTGCGGAAGAAGTTAGAATGACACAGATGGAACTAGAGCAACAGCTTGGAGGACTATTCAGTCTACTCACAGTTGAGTTCTTAGTACCATACTTAAATCGTAAGCTCTCTGTAATGGAGAAGACTGGACAAATACCTAAGCTACCTAAAGATATAGTTAAACCTACTATCGTAGCTGGTGTTAATGCTCTTGGTAGAGGTCAGGACAGAGAAGCGTTAGGTCAATTCCTAACTATGATCTCTCAGACTATGGGACCAGAAGCAACACAACAATACATTAATCCTGAAGAGGTCATTAAGCGTTTAGCTGCAGCTCAGGGTATTGATGTACTTAATCTTGTACGCTCTATGCAAGAGATACAAGGTGAGCAACAAGCAATGCAACAACAAGAGATGCAACTTGAACAAGCTAAGATTGCCACTGGTGATCCTATGAATGACCCAAGTAAAAACCCACAACTAGCGGAGGAACTAAGTGGACAAGGCCAAGCCCAGCCGCCCGCGGAAGGCTAAGCGAGCTACACCAAAAGTCCAACCACCCCTTAGTGCAGACGATAAGGAACTCTTTGAAGAGAAGCCTAATAAATATGCACCTAAGATGAAGGTTGGCAGACCAACTATCAAAGCACCTGGTACTAAGGTGGTAACAACAGTTGGATTAGGAAACCTTACAGTAGAAACTATCAATGGCAGAAGCACAGACACTAACGTATGATGCAAATGAGCAGCCAGAAGGCGAGCTCAATTCAGAAGAACAATCAGCTCTAGAGGTAGGTGAGAAGCTTGCCGAACAGCAGAATGAATTGTTAGCTGGTAAGTTTAAAAACGCGGAGGACCTTGAAAAAAGTTACATTGAGTTACAAAAGAAACTTGGCTCTCAGGAGAAGGGAACTGAAGAGGAAACTACTGAGACCATAGAAGAGAAGGTAGAAGAGAAGGAAGAGGAAACAAAAGTTGACACTGCTTTCTTAGATACACTATGGGAAGAAGCTCAAGGTGAATTTACTAAAGAAACTTTGAACAAGCTTCAAGAAATGAAGCCACAAGATGTAGCTCAGATGTATTTACAATATCGTTCAGAAGCTAAACCCGTAGAAGAATCCCCTGGATTATCTGATAAAGATATTAAATCACTTCAAGGTGTAGTAGGTGGACAGGAAGCGTACACTGACATGATGAAGTGGGCTAATGATAATCTATCTGAAAATGAGGCGAAGATGTATGACGCTGTTATGGATAAAGGTGATCCACTAGCAGCTTTCTTTGCCGTCCAAGCACTCACCTATAGATTTAACGATTCGAAAGGAGTAGAAGGACAGATGTTACAAGGTAAAGCACCTACTGAAAAGGGTGATACTTTTAGGAGTCAAGCCGAAGTTGTCCGAGCTATGAGCGACGCTCGTTATGAATCTGATCCTGCTTATCGTCAGGATATATACGATAAACTTGAACGATCTAATCTTAAATTCTAATGCCACAAGGTAAAGGAACTTACGGGTCACAAAAAGGTAGACCCCCTAAAAAAGGTACTAAAAGTACTACTAAAAAAACATCTAAAATCAAATACTAATGAGTACAGCCACACTAACTAGACAATCCAATTGGAATAGTTTCT